GCTTTTACATTTGATTCTAATTTTTCCCAAACAACATGTCGTCGATATATATGGTTAGTATCTGCAAGTCCGTCAATACTAAACACAGCAGACCATTCTCTATTTTTATTATCAGCAAATAATTTTCCTACTTTGGCCCACCATTCAGGTGTGCGCATGCCGCCGTTACTATTAAACTGAACTCGTGTCGTATTACTTACTTCTGATATATATTGGCAAATTTCTAAAAAGTCTTTAGCAATACACGGATCACCGTGTACACCGCAGAATAAGATTAATTTACATTTTTTAATAATTTCAGGAGGTAACCATTCTTTAAATTTTTCTAAAGTAATTTGTTGGATTGTTAGATCTGGTCGTGTTAATGTGCTAGAATTATGAAATCTTACACACATAGGACACGCTGCGTTACATGCGTTAGTTAATTCAATATGTAGCTGATCAAGTTCTGTATAATTCCAAAAATTATTCATTATAGACCTTTAATGTGTTTAGCATATTCAGGAAATGTATCTTTAAACGTTTGCTTCCTGTAACTGTCGTGCTTTTTTGTTGTTTCTAAAAATACTTTCCATTCTTTTTCGTTAGGATGTGAATCTTTTATCATATTAATTATTCCTGGTAGATAACTCCAAGACTTGCCATCTGACTTAGGAACTGTATTTAATTTTTCAATTACTATATCCTTTATGTCTATTGGAAGATTTCTTATGCTGTAGTGTGCCGGTTCGTGTACTAGATTAAGATACAACCCTATATCTCTATAATTATTTCTCCAATATTCTACGGTTTCAGGAACATTAAATACATTAAGTGTACTAATAGTTACACACCAACTTAGATCAATATTTTTATATTCTGCTGCTAACTTTCTAGCATTTTCCATATTTGTTTGTACTAGATCCCATTTTGCGGGATAACGCATATATTCAAATTGTTTACCAAATCCGTCAATACTAAAACTTAAATTAACTTTTTTAAAGTGTTTCCATAATTCAACTTCTTTAGGCCAATGTGTACCGTTTGTATTATAGTGTAATTCAATTTCAGATGCATATCCTAGGCTAACAGCCGTTTCTAAAAGACTCCACTGTTTTTTAATCATAAAGGGCTCGCCGCCGTAAAAGTCAAACTGTTTTATAGTAGGTAAATGGTCCTCAATGTCTTTCCAAAACGGACTTTTATCATCGTACGATTGATGATATTTTTTTAAAGATTTAGCAAATTCTTTAAATGTTGTTTTGTCACTTTCGTATACTTCAAATGCTTCTTTCATCCACCCACTACTTACACAAGCATTACAGGTTCTACAACTAATATTGCAAGTGTTACCTAGGTTTAATTCTACTTTTGCTAGTCCCTGATAAGGTGTTCGTCCGCTGTATTTAATTTCGTGAAAGTACCGTTCATTATCTCTTAGTCGTTTACTTTGGCGTCCGGCATCTTCTTCGTCCCAGCATAAATTACAACCTTGATGTCTCTCACCAGTTGTTAAAGAATTACGAATATCAACAAATTCATCTTTACTCATTATTTCATCAAGTGTATTATTACCTAATGTCATTGAACGTTCTTTGGGCCGATGCATACAACAAATTTTTGTTGTGCCGTCGTTCATACCTGACATTGCATGATATGCATTTACACACCAAGAAGTTTTATTAGTGTCATTGATCATAATTTTCGTATACTCCTTTGCAGTAATCATAAAATTCTGCATACTCAGGAAAAACTTCTAATAAGTTTAATCCCACTCGTTTATCGTTTTCTTTAAAAAAGCTATAAAAGTCTCGTTGACCTTGTTTAATCGTTTTTGGATCTACAGGATTTGTCCTCATATATTGCGTTAATCGTTTAAATTTTTCGTATTCTTGAGGTTTAAAGTTATCCATGTTGTCATCAATAAATTTTAATGTATCATCCATGTATGACATAAATTCAACTGGTAGTATATTAATCATCCAGTGCGGCGGCTCTTTTAAATAAGGAACATCGAATCTAATTGCGTTCTTACCAAACTCTGCTCTCCATTCTATCATCTTATGCATCAAACTTTTATAGTTTGTTACACATAATACATTGAATGTACACATCAAGTTAACTTCAAATCCCATAGATAGCGCTTTTTTAAGATTACGTTCCCAATGTTCTAAATTCATGCCTGTACGCATATATTCTGCTTGAGGTCCCCATGTGTCAATACTAGTAAAAAGGGTAAACTGTTTAATTTTCTTTTGATCGAGTAAACTTTGTACTCTTTCAAGCATACGATCTGTCTTAGCAAAACTTACTCCTAAGTTACTATTAATGCTAACCGCTAATTGCGGAGCAGGTTCTTTTTCTAATAGATCAAAAAATTGCATAGCGCCCGGATTCATTAAAGGTTCGCCGCCAGTAATGCGTAATGTATGTAAGTCTTTACGCAAATCAGGCCACCATTTCCAAAATGCTTCAATATACGGATTTTCATCTTTAGGACCGTAGTATGTACCGTTTTCTAAAAATTCAATTCCGTATTGGTTGTATGTTAGATCGTAGTTGCCGTGTTTTTTAATTTCATCCATCCACAATGTACTTGATTGCGGGCAACAATATCCACAACGATAGTTGCAGCCGTTGCCAAAACTAACTTCTAAGTATCGAGGATTAATATTAGCGTCCCATGGAAGTTTAGCTACTTCTTCAATTATAGGCTCTGAATAACTACTAGCACTATGAAACATTCTATCCGACAAATGTTCACCGGGCAAGTCTTCAATGTTCCAACAATAGTAACACTCTTTTGGTCTGCCGCCTTCAAGCATAGTTTTACGTTGTTGCTTTTTCCATTTAGTATTATGTAATGCACTCGGATCTGCTGCAATTTCCTCTAAGGGAATATGTTGAGGACGAGGATGGTAACAACTATGATTGTCACCAGTATGCAAATATAGCGTTTCGTGTAGCCATTTTTGAGTACAAAATCCAGGACCAATTGCGTTTAATCGCTTTGCTACATCGTCTACTCTTTTATCTCTGCTCATTTAATATCCTGCATTCTTCAATAAATAATTCTAATTGTGGAAAGGTTTTCCTAATGTCTGTACTGCGTCTAATATCGTGCTGTTTAAAAAACAAATCGAAATTTTTTCTAGCTAATACGTCGTCTTTTGTATTTAACGGTACACTTGCCCATTCGTACAGTCTTCTGACTTTATCAATTTCATAATCCTTAAATCCTTTAAATCTATTATTTGAAGTTTCAATATTTTGTTCCATGAACACAATGCTATCTAGCAAAGATTGTAACATTTCTTTATTTGCTAGCTTCATGCTCATCCATTTTGGATCATGAAGCATTGGCGTATCAAACCATATCAATTGCCTATCTGTATTATATTCACAACGTAACGTGTGTATATTTTTAATGTATTCTACCCAATTTGGTAAACTTAATAAATTAGCAGTAATGATAAATGTTACACTGTGCTTAGAACTGTGCTTTAAATAATGTGTAACGTTCTTGTATAGTTGATCAAAGTCGAGTCCATGCCGTATATACTCAGCTTGCTTACCCCAACTATCGAGACTGCAAAACAGCATAAAGTGATCAATAGCATCTAAATCTGTAATTTCTTTTAAGTCAGCAATGAACTTTTGCCATTGTCCTTTCGGCGGACAACAATTACTTGTTATACTTAATTGAAGTTGCTTATTTGGATTCTCTTTAACGTAGTCAAATACTTTAAATGTATTTTTGTCCATTAAAGGTTCGCCGCCTGTCATCCTAAAAGTTTTTAGTGTCGGATATACTGTAGGGAACCATTCCCAAAATGCTTGTACATACGGACTAGTAGGGCTATTATCAATACCTAAATTGTCTACCCAAACTGGATCATTATGATTGCCGTTGATTAACTTATATGCACCGTGTTGTTTTACTTCTTTGTGCCATTCAGTGGACAAGTGCGGGCTACAATAAGCACACTTTAAATTGCATGCTTGATTAAAATTAACTTCTACATATCTAGGTTTAGGTGATTTAACTTCTTTTATTGCTTCTTCAATTAGTCCAGGCTCATACACATCTTGACTACGGTAAGCTCGATCACTTATGTTACCTTGATCTTCAATTGCCCAACAGAATTCACACTCTTTGGGCCGTTTACCCTCAAGCATAGTTTTACGCTGCTCTTGCTTGTGTTTTGTATTATGCAGTGCGTCAGGCGATGCATTTAATTCGTCTAACGGAATATAATGTGCAGGCGGATGATAGCAACTGTGAGTTTTACCTGTAGGCAAATGTAAACTTACGTTAAACCATTTAGCTAAACAGAAACTAGGACTAATTGAATTTAGTGCTTGTAATAAGTCTTTACTGCTTTCAAAATATTTCGATAAATATTTTCCTTTGAGCAGTTTGACCTCGTCACCTTTTAAATTATCTTTCATTCTGTATCTATAACATGTTGGTTGCGAAGATTAATTCTTCTTGCAGGACTTTGATATACTGTTTTAAAAAATTTACTTTGCTGTTCATCTAATGGCGTTACTCCAATAGGAAGATCAAGTTCGTGTATTAATGTTTCACCTAATCCCATAATTTCATATCTCAACATATCTTCTGTAATTTTACTGTATTCATTATCCCAAAGACTGTTAAGATATTTAAAATCACGGACTTGAACATAGTCCCAATCCGTACACATTGTTTTATGTAGGCCTTCTCTTGCACCGTAGATTGCCCATAGGCCGTTTTTTACGTCAGCTCCGACATTCATCCAAATATATGCTCTATGTAAATTTAACCAATGATTTTTAAAAAAATCTTCTGACGATGCCGGTTTAGTTCCAACATTTAAACACATCTTAACACCTTCACGAAATCCTGCTCTCCATGCTTGATGCGGAGTTGCATTATTATGAATTACTGAGAAACATTTATCTATTTGTATATACCGGGCATCCCAGCAAAATTCTACTTGAGCTTGTTTATTATTCGGATCTGCTGCTTCGTGTGTGCGCATATTTTGTACATATTTTTTTGGCCAGCATTTAAGTCCGCCGTTGCCGTAAATTAAACCGTTAATTTGATTGTAAGCAGCCCAACTAACAACGCACTCTTCAAAATCAGTAGTGTCTTTAAACTCTATTTCTTGTTGTAAGAATTCTGTCTCAATAGTGTTATCACCGTCAACTGTAATAAACCGATTTGTCTCGCTTATTTCTGCGCAAGCCTTGTGAGCAGCATCACTGCCTTCTACGCCGTGTACACGTTTTGCCCATGGAATTTTTTTGCAAAGGTCTGCATAATTTTTCTCTGCATTAGGCTCATCATAGCTGAGATAGATTATATCACAATCAATTACTTTAAGTTTAGTTGTCATAGTACGGTGAATCCATATAGTTGAAAATATTTACTAGTGTATATACTTACATCTGTGCCATCTGTTTCAAACAAGTATTGAAATGGTATTTCAATACGGTTTGCTATTAAATTTTCTACATTAATATTAATTGTTCTATATAATATATTAGGATCGTCAAATGTCGTTACACTAAATTGTAACAATCCAGTAGCAGGTGCTGGAGAATGATTGGTAAAAAAATATGTAAGTTCGTCACTTAATGTGAATACCCATTTATTTTTATTGTTGTCTTTAATAATAGAAAGGTCGACTTCTCCTGTAGTATCTGGTATACGATAAAGTTTTTCATTAACTGTTAATTTATTATCTCGCAGTACTTCTTTTAACTGTATAGTTTTAGTTATTACATCAAATGTAACTTTATAGTCAGACGTTTGCTTAGTACCCGACGTCAACGGCTCTGCTTGCGAAGTGGGTACTTCTAAGATGTTGTAATCAATAGTTGGGATATTTCTTGATGAAATTTTATGTATGCAGCCATCGTCTTTATTGTAATAAACATAAGTTATTAATTCATTAGAACACTGTAACTTTAATTGATTTAAAAAATTTATCATATTAGACATTTAACAGTCCTCTATATTTTTTTATAATATTTGTATTTTCTAAAAAGTTTTTTTCTGTATAATGTAATATACCAGATTGTAAGTGGTTACCTATTTTAATAGAACCATCGTTTGAAACATACGCATTTACACTATCTTGCCAATACGTCGACGGAGTAGTCCAGTCTTGTGCTTGCGGCTTCATATGAATAAAATACGGAATCTTTGCTAAACGATTTGAAACGTCATCTACACAATCAAGTAACACTGCTACTATTGCTGCACATACATCTACACTTACATTCTGGGGACAATTTGTTAATAAAAATATATCATAAAACTTTTTCCATTCATTCATTACTAATTCTAAATATGTATAAAACTGATGTGCAAAATCAGACTTTTTAAAATAATGGAATCCGCTATAGAAATTAGGTAGATTATTTGACTCAAATGTTTTTCGATAAAAATTACTTGTTAACAATGTATCTCGATAAGTCATAACATTTGTTGTGAAAAATACATCATAATTTTTTAAAAATTTCCACCAATGACTTATATCCTGTAATACAATCATATCGGTATCTAACACTATAGTTTCGTTGTACGGAGAACAGTGATAAATTTTCCAACGATTTTCTATTTTCCAGTTTGATTTATTTGCAAGATCGCCCCACGGAATTGGAATAATTTTATCAAACAAGTTAACTGCATACTCTTCTATAATGTCATCTGTAATAATAGATATAGGTGTAGTTGGGTTAGATTTTTTAATGCTTAATGCTAACGCACATGCTTGATCAACATAATTAACTTTTTCACTATTTTGCGCTAATACCAAAATACCATTACTCATCTGTTATCTCCTTGTCAATTACTCGTTCGAGACTAGCCTTATTCATTACGTGTATGTTTAGACCGGTTGTTTTTAAAAGAGTATATTCTCCAAAGTAGTCCAGTTTTTGTATAAGCAGTATAATTTTATCATCAATTATATCATGCAGGATATCTTGATCAATAGAATAATACATCTTACCCGGTAGAGCATGTGCAAAATTACCACGTTGGAACCCGTTCATTATGTGAATAGCAATACTAAATGCATAATCATTTCTAAATGTATTAGTTGATAGTTGATAGACTGACTTGTAATGATTCCATTCTTGTTTAATATGATTAATTAGATCAAAAAATATTTTATTAATATCAGTCTTTCTAAAAAATACACAAGTAGCCCAGTAAAAGTCTATGCTTGTATCACTAACACGAGTAAATTCAGTTACAGTACGAATATTAGAAACATCCAGTGAATGTTTATATATTAGAAAATCATGTATACTATTAAAACAGTTAGCAAGTATAGAATTAGAAATAATAAAATCAGTATCTAACACTAATGTTTCATCATACGGCGTTAACTCATATACACTTGCTCTATTACCGTTTTTCCAGTTTATTGTTTTTTTACTAAATGCTCCGTCAAATATTAAACGAGTATTAGACTGTGTACTATCGTCAGGTACTTTAATAACATTATCAAACACGCCATCATTGAAGTTTTTATTTACATATTCAACAGAATTGGTTATAATACTAACTGGTACATTTATGTATTTGTGAATACGTTTGGCAAGATAATATGCTTGCTTTACATAATCAACATTAGTAGTATTAACTGCTAGTAATACTACACCCTTACTCATGACTAATTAATTTTTCTATACTTCTATTAGATTTTATTTGTTGATATTCAGTAAAGTAACTATTTGAGGCGCTTGTATACAAGTTTAAAATATCTTCATTAAAGTCTTTTAAGTTGTCAATTCTAATAGGAGTGTTATTATCATCTGCTATAACAGATGTATTGTTGCCTGTTTGTATTAAAGTTGCTACAAATGATATTAACGTCTGAGTCAATGTAAATTGAGCACCTTGATAGAAAAATATTAAATCTTCATGATATTTTTCAGTGAGCATCCGGCGCTGATCGTTTAGTGTTTTAGTAAAGTTACCAAACTCTAATGCTTTTTCTAAGCGTTCATCCATATTAATCTCCAATATATACTACTATTATATATTAGATACCTAAGATTGTCAAGTGATTATTGATTAAAGATTAGAAATTGGAACGCCGTCAGGTAATTGATTATCAGGTATTACTACTGTATCGTACACTACACCGTTTATTGTTGCAGAACCGCTCGGTTGTAATAATTGTACTGTACTTGTTAAGTCACCAAGAACCGGTTCGTCAATACCGTAAGTAGTATTATTAGGCTGTCCGTCGTCAAATTCTACTTTAATTTGAACTGTAGTATCGTTCACTGCTAATGCCCATATTGTATAATCGTTTCTAAAATATGCCGAGCCTCCAGCTTTAGAATAACATAATTGATAAGAGCTTGTAAGATTAAAATTGCCAATACTGTAACCTGTGCCAACTGCATTATTTGATAATGTTTGGTTAGCCTTAAAACTGATAACTCCCATAGCAGATAATTCAGTTTGCCAGTCAACTGTTTTAGGGTTACTTCCGCCGTAAGTGACTCTTGCACTCATTCGAACTTCGCCGCCTGCATTAAAAAATTGTTGACGCTCTAATGCTGTTGCAAATTTTACTTGAAATATGTGAGTTAGTACGCCGTTCCAATTGCCCGAAACGGCGTTCAACCGAATACTTACAATAGGAGCAGATGCAGATGTAGTCAAGTTTACAACGTCTGCTTGAGTGCTAGTATGTATTAAAAATCTATTAGTTTCGATTGTTGCTGCTAGTGATTCGAGTGCTTGTGTATATGCAAGTTCAACTTTATCAGTGTTTGATAAATTAGTATTATAATTGCCAGTTACATATGGATCAACTGATACTGCTGCTGATCCTATTTGGTGAATACGAGTCCTTATCAAATCAAGATATAATTCTTCGTATTGTTCAGCAGTAATTGTATCAGCATTAACTAGTGTTGGATTAGCTCTACTACCGCTCACAGCTAAAGAATTAAATGCCTGACCGTATCCATAGTTTTTAGTCGCTACTGTAGACGGCCCTAATATCTTATTTACTAGTGTCCTTAAGGTATTATATCTAGTGGCTTCAATAGGTGTAGTTGTTGGCATTCGTTTTCTCTCAAAGTATTTATGTAAGTAGTTATCTCACATAAAATTTATTATGCCAGAGAATGATTGTTAAAGTAACTAGGAGCAGCAACTGATACAAATTCTGAATCAGCTCTAAAATGTTCTACTGTGCTGGTTAGTCTGCCATCAACATTGTTATCAATAGCATTATCAAATACAGCATCTTCAAATTCAATTCTAAACATAATTATATTACTACTGTTTTGCTTAGCCTTAATAGTAAAAATATTTCCAGCATATACATTACTATATGTACCGGTGCCTATTTTTCGAAATACAGTTTGGTATGTTGTAGTTAGCTGATAATTACCGATTAGTTGCCCAGAGCCGTCTCCTGTTGACACTGTTGAATTGTAATTAAATTTTACTGTGCCGACATCGTCACATAGATCAAACCAGTCTAGACCTTTTGGAGTGCTTGCTGAAGTGTTAGCAGGATTAAATCTAATTTCTCCGCCTGTATTAAAGAAATAACGACGATGATCTGCATCAGCAAACGTAACGGATATTTCATGATAAATTAGACCATTCCATGCAGATGTTCGAGTTGAGTTAATTGCAGGTTCAAGCGACGCCTGTGACGCATTAATTAAAAATCGATCAACTTCGATACTAGTCATTAGTCGTTCAAAGTCTGCAATACCTTTTTTAGTGCCAGCAGGATCTGTAGAAGTTGTGCCGCTGTCGTTAATAAAGTTACTAGTTTCTTCTGCGACAATGTTCAAGTTTTGAATAACTTCGGCGACGCCAATATCGCTTACTCCTACTTGATGGATTCTTGCAGCTAAGGTGTCAGCATAAATATTATTTAAATCTTCAGCTTGTATAATACCAAGTAACGGATCTACAGGACCACTTGATATAGATTGACCGTATCCTCGCTGTCCTGCGCCTGTTCCTAAAATTAATTCAACTCTAGACTGTAAATTATTAATTCGTGCTGCTGTAATATCTGCCATGATGGTTCCTTTTATACCTTAAGTACACATTCGACTAATTTTTCACCCTCATCGCTATTGCTCTCTAATGCAATTCCCACTAGTGCTGTTGTTGCAAGTGTAGTAGACACGCCGTCTGCCATTGCATATACTGCTTGGCCTTTAACAACTGCGCCTTTAACTCTTACCGGAACTCGACCTTTAAGTGCTATATATTGCCCTTCAGCATCGCTGTTCATCATAATAGCCGGCTGCGTTGAAACAACTCCTATGCAATGATTACTTGCAGTTGCAGGCTCTACTTCGTGATCTTCACATGTACATACTGCTACTGCTGTTCCAGCAGCTAATTCTTCTGCTGTTGAATATTTTTCTGCTAAGTCAGCGTAACGTGCTTGCGTTGCAGTACCTTGGAATAGGTTTGCAGCAATATTACCCGTTGCATCTCTAACTGCAACTGTATTGTTTGTTGTACTAACGCTTGCACTGCGGAAATCAGTTCCGACTCTTAATGTAGATGCCTTTGTTGCTTCGCCTACAAAGTTAACTGCATATATATCTTTCCAGCGTAAACTTGCTGACCCCAAATCAAATGTATTATCAGCCGCTGCTATTATTCCAGTTGCACTAACAGTTGCTACATGTGTTACTGTACCTGTAGTATTAGTTGTTTTTAATTTGATAACGCTATTATTACCGCTCACATTTTGAATGACACCTTCAGAACCATTTTCTACAATTATTTGAAAATCTTGTGAATCTCCGATAAGAAGTCCGCTATCTGGAAATTCAACTGCACTTGCAAATACTGTATTACCTGCACCTGTTTGTACAAAGTTTGAAGCTGCTACGCCACCTAGTTTTTCAGCGTTTGATGCTGTTCCCCAGAATCTAAAGTCGCGTCCTACAACACTTTCGCTGTTAGTTACACCTGCGTCAGCAATTTTTGTCCATGCCATAGTCTGGCCGCGTTTGATTCTGTCAAATCCAGTAATTGGTGTAGTTACATTTAAGTCAAATTCATTTGGACTAATAATAAATACGACTTCGTCTTCGATTGTTGCAGCAATAATACCTCTAGTAGCACTAGTTGTATCTAATACTTCTATGCTTTGCATTTGAGTTACACCTTCGCCTGCATTTTGTGGTCCGATTAGAATAAAATTAACACCATTGTATACATATAACTGATCGTTAGCGCTATCCCACCAAAAATCACCAGCGGCTAGTCCAGTCGGTTCAGAAGCTGAAGTTTCAGATCCGCCTGTTGTTCTCCACTGAGTACCATCATAAAACTTTAATTTACTATTTGCACTATCAAACCATACTTGCCCGCCTAAGGGTCTTGCCGGTGTATTTGCGCCTGCAAAGTTTTCTAGAAGAAACAAAAAGTTTTCGTTTTGTATTTCGCCGTAACCGGCATAGTTTTTGCCGATAAACTTTAGATCGGTTGTTTGATCAACAGTGCCGTCTTCGACTACTGCTAATAATGTATTATTATATCTATCAATCTGATAAGCCATGTTTGTGTAACCCCTAGTGCTATTATGTTATTTATCGTTTTTACGGATAGGCGACTGTTGCCTGATGAATCCACGATGTACTACTCGCTGCATAAGTCATTAATGCCCGTGTCGGTGTTAAAACAATAGCACCCGATGTTGTATTAGATGCAACAATATCCTGCACTACTGGTTCATTAAGTGTGCCGTTGGCATCTACACTGATGTAGGACTTAGTTAATGTTCCTGTATTATTAGGAGCAATTGTAACTGTTACAGGAATACCGCTAACTGTTGCACCAGCATAAGAAGTAGTATGAATTTTAGCAATTTTTCCAAAAGCTAATGCAGACGCAGGATATAAGTCTTGTAAATATAATGCAACTGCATTTTGTAATACTGTACCTGATCCTAGACCCGTGATATCCATGCTGAATACAATTGTTTCATTTGCAATTTCTGTGTCAGTATAAATTTTAGTTGCTACATCTTGGGCATTGGTCGGATTTGATACTCCTGTAATTTTGTGTGAATCAACTGATATGTCTCCGTTAGCAACAATGGCAATTCCAGCAGTCGATGTTATTCTTAGATCGTTAGTTGAAGAAATAGTCTTACCGTTAACATTAATTTCATCAACTTGTAAACTAATTAGAGTTCCGATTTCATTTAAGTCTAATGCTTTAGTGATATTTGTTAAACTTGTATTTGTTAACTTAACGCTGCCACCAATGTTGTATGTCAAACTAGATGTTGATAAATTAAATATTTGGTTTGATGTCCATGAATTTGTTGCATTAATCCAGTTAATTGTTTTATTACCATCTGACGATAATAATGTAATGCCGCCGCCGTCTGCTAAAACATCATCAGCGCCGGTACTATCATTAATGTATCCTAACTCAATATTTTTATCTTCAACTTGTAATATAGCAACTTCTACTCTAGTTGCATCGCCTTCAACAATTAAATCGCCAGTAACTCTTAAATCACCTTCAACATCAAGTGTGTATTCCGGAAGTCTGTTAGTTGTAAATATACCAACTCGTGCTGCACTTGCATCAATGTAGATACCGTCAACAATAACAGATTCAAATGCACTTGAACGTACACGCAAACTGATATCATGATCACGTAATTGATTCTCAATATAAAAACGAGAACCGATGACTTTTTGTACGTTATTTTGTGAAGTACCGATTGTTAAACCACCTGAGTTTTGAATCGTTAGTGTACCTGTGGTAATACCGTTAGCAGTTGATGGAAGGAAACTGTCAGCAGTTCTAACTGTGCCGCCAGCTGTAACCAGTGCGTTTGCTGACTCAGCAATGCCTAAGAACTTAAACGTAGCTTTATTAATAACGTTAAACCCTTCGTAGATTATGCTGTTAGGATTTGTATCAGTAATTAATCCTGCAATACGTTGAGCATATATTGGTGTAAATTCTAAATTAGAATACAATCCAGCAAGTGTGCCTCCAATATATAGATAAACTACAGTACGTGATCGACTTTGAGAATCTAATATACTGCCTATTTCAAATCCACTTTTACCTTGAGACTCAGTATATTGTGGGCCAATTAAAATAGTATCAGTACCGTCATATGCATATACTTGGTTATTTAGATTATCAATCCACAAGTCGCCTGCAACCATTTGTGGTCTAGTATCTTGTACGAACGGGCCGCCGCTTGCTTTCCATACACTGCCGTCATAAACTTTTAATCTTTGGGCGTTAGTATCCCACCAAATTTGCCCAGTTAGAGGATTACTAGGAGCAGCAGTATTTGCAAAATTTTCTAATAACTTAATAAAGTTTTCGTTAAATGCTTCGCCATATCCGCTATAATTCCTACCAACAAGAGTAAGGTTAGTACTGTTTGTATCTAACTGCCCATCAATTAGATCTATTAGCAGTGTTCCGTCTGTCTTGTTTAGTTGATAGCTCATTTTTATTGTCCAGTGTAAATTATAAAGTTAAGGGCTAAGAAAGGATTCATAACATTCAAAGCAGTGCCTAGTGTACTAGTAGTTTTAATACCACCACTAGATGCAATACCTTGTGTACCACCTAAGCCGGGTTCGATAGGCAATGTAATAGCATTATCGTCTGTTGGTTCTCCTGCACCTACTCTAACTCCGTAGAATTGCGTGCCGCTTTCGCCTTCTAAGTCGTGTTCATGTTCAGGTAAGTTTGCAACTGAAATATTAGTTGCTTCTGTGCCTGCATTTCCGCCAATTGCGTCAGCAGCAATATTAGTTACACGGTTTGCACTCGGACCGCCTAGGTTATCAAGACCTAACGGAAATCTGCCTCTCATATCAGGCAGTGCAAAAAAGTTAACGCCTGAATCAGAAATCAAACTTGCATCTTTAAAATTATGACCAATTGATTCCCATAGTAATGTAAAATCTGATTTTCTAACTTCTGAACCATCACATAGTAACCAACCATCAGGTGCTTCTTCTCCACCATACGGCATCATTGCCCCTGCCGGTACAAGCGGTATTGATTTTAAGAAGTTACGCTTTGTAATTCTATAAACACCAGTTGTGCCAGTTGTTACGTTTAATAATAGTTCATCTGCATTGCCAGCATCGTATATTACATTTTTATTTGAGATAAAACTGTTTCCAATTCTTACATCAAATGTTTTTGTGCTGCCACCTGTTTGCCCATCAAACTCAAAACTTGCAGGATCTACATCACCGCTTAGTGCAAAAGTTGTAGCACTTGCTAGTCTGTCGGCACTGCCTGCTCTACCACTAATCGTTCCACTTACGTTACCTTGTACGTTTCCGTAAAATGTATTTGCATAAACTTGGTCATAACGCTGTGCTGTGTTTCCGATATTTCTTGAACTATTTAAGTCGGGCACAATATTTCCAGTTTGTAATATTCCGCCTACATCAATATTTCCGCCAACATAAACGTCCTTTGCAATGCCTGCGCCGCCTTTAGTAATAAGTGTACCTGTATTAATATTAGTACTGTTAGTAGTACTATCGATTTGTATAAATCCAGTGTCTGGCAATCCAGTAATAGGCGAAATTTTAAAGTTGCCTTTTAGATCTAAGTTTTCCTCTGGAGCACTATTATTAATGCCAACACTACCGCTAGAATCAACTGTAAGTACTGTCGGTGTTGAAGTTCCGTTGCGTAATCTAAAATTAATACTAGATCCACTTGTATTATGCTGAATAACTCCTAACTCGCCGTCAATACCAATACTTAACTGGCCGCCGGTTCCGATTTTAACACCTTCATTATTTTTAATTTTTAAATCAAAGTCAGTTGTTGAACTTGCATTGCCTCTTAAGAAATTACTTGCAGCAATTGTTTCTCCTGCTATAACCAATGCTTCGGCTTTTTCAGCAGTACCATAATATTTTAAAGTTTGTGTACCGACAATTGCCTCGTTAGCAATATTCATACCAGGACTGATACCTGATCTAAATCCTTTAATTGCAGTTTTAGGAATAAACGCCTGAGTACTAATAATAATTGCAGGTTGATCTTCAATTTTAATTACTAACACATTATAAGTAACGTCATCTGTTCCTACAATTGCTTGTGATTGCGCACCAGTTAGCAGTCCGTCGCTAAAGTCTGGTCCTACTAGTACCCATGCACTGCCTGTAAACAAATATAGCTGTTGGCTTTCTGTGTTAACCCACAAATCACCTGCACTTGAATTTGATACTGCCGGTGCTGCGCTGGCTTTTTTAAGTCCGCCACTTGCTACCCAATTAGTACCGTCATATATTTTAAGTTGATCTACTCCACTAGTTGTGTCGTACCATAATTGCCCTTCTACAGGACGATTTGGCGCAGTATCGTTTGCAAAGTTTTCTAACAAATGTAAAAAGTTTTCGCTTACTGCTTGACCGTATGCCGTTGTATATCTTCCAGGTAAACTTAAACTAGTTTCAGTATTAAGTGCTCCGTCTTCTACAACAATCGATCCTTTGTTAACAGTATCGGTATAATTAATTTCGTATGCCATTATATATTCCTTAACCTGCTAAACTTTGTACACGTACTGTGTAATCAATTTGAATCAAGCGATTGAGTGATTTTTGTACAGGATGAAAAATAACATGAGTTAGTAACCTGCCAGTGTTTGATGAATTATAACTACGTAAGCCTAATTCATCAAACACATATGCGCTATCTGTATTGCTTGCAGTATCAAAAGCATCTTGGCCATTTGGTTCACCATAATCAAGCAAACAACTTACAATAATGTCAGTATAATTTGTTCCACTTACGTGGCGAGTATCAAGTTTATTTCTTGCAGGATCAGTATTATTAACACTGCGATCATCTACTACCTTTGTATAAGTTTGATTATACAAACTAGCATTAGTGCCTGTGCTATTAGGAGTAAGATACGTAATAATCCCAGTCGGATCAACACTTGTTCCGCCGTTACCAAAACTCATTTCATAAATGAATCCTTGTCCTGCATTAGATAAACTTTCTGCAAGTGCAATACTCATATTTTCATAATGAATTGCATTGCGTTTATCAATGTAAACTTCTTTTGTATCAGGGTCAAATATCTTAATATGTCCCTGAACTAGTACTCCGTTTGTGTCTTGCATGTTATCGCTCATTTATTTTCCTATACTGTATTTATTCTGGCAGCGCAGAAGTTCCTGCTCTCAAGAATCGACCAATTGAATTTTCCACGTCACCTAGCGCAACACCCACAGGTGTCCATATCTGGCCTACTTTTTTCACAACAATTATCTTAGATTCTTCTACAGGAACGTCTGCTATTGTAATAGTATTTGTTTCTGCATCAAAAGTAAATTCTGCCGGAATAGTAATATCGCCTAACGGACTGTCTAGGGCCACAGTCGGGTCAAAAACTTCAATACTATTCTTGCGCAAACGTACACCAGCAGCAAATACTTCAATTTCGTTAACTGATTTAACCAGATAATCAATAGCATATGTATTAGATACGCCGTCGGCTATGAAGTTTTGTGCAAGTGTTCTGTCTTTGTACGGAACAGTTTTGCTAATATTTTGATCGTACACATTTGATCTCTGTGCATGTATTTCCTTTACACCAGTTCCTAATGTACCTCTACGTAGTTGACGTAGTGTATTATCTTGTTTAACAAAATATTCAATACGTTCGCCTGCAATAAAGATTACACCTGGCAAGTTTTGCGACTTATTTGGTTCAGACACATTTGTACCATCAACTAATTCAATTCTTAAATCATAATAATTTAATGGTTGAGCAAGTGTAGTAACTGCACTATCTAAACGCTTAAAGTGTGTTCTGTTAAGCATATCTTTAAACTGTCTGTATGCAAACTTAGGCACGTTAACATCTGCACTAAAATGTAATATGTCAATTACATCATTTTGAGCAGGAGTATTAACTAACTGAACTTTTAGTCTGTCGTTTGTAACATAATAATCAACACTTGGTGTTAATAATTCACCGTTTACACTTACCCATACATACTGTGCATCAATAGCAGAACTACGAAGTTTGATTTCACCTACTGTTAATCGGTTGTAAGTCACATACTCAATATCTTCTGGAATTAGTGTACTTCTTGCCACAACATCATAGTTAATACGCTCTATTCCGATAATATTATGATTACTAAACTGGAATACTTCGACTATTTCACCGTTGGCAGGAGCAGTATCAAATGTAACTGTAGTTCCGCTAACTCGGTAGTCGCCGTCAGTAACTACATAGATTTCAAGTAAATCGCCGGCTGCTCCTACTTCGTTTGCAAGTACAACAGCAGAGTTTGCAATTTCAAAACGCCATTGTATAGGAGCAGATATTTCATCACCGTTTAAGAATACTTTAACATCCTCTAGTGTTAGCGAACCCTGTGGTTGCTGGAATGCTTCTAAAGCATATTCTCTCTGTAGATTTTCTGGAATAGTGAACTGAATATTGTACCCTGGATTTAGGATACTATTACCAACTTTTATCATTATATTATGTTCTGTAGGAATTGCGTAGAACGGTGCAATTCCTAGTTCAAACACCTTCAAAATTCCGTCTGCTGTATAAACATCTTTAGTAATTTGACTGTAATTAACTTGCGTGTTTCCGTTAAAAATAGTATAGTTAATTATGTCACCGGTTAAGATCGGATTGTTAAATCTTATTACTGTGTTACCTGTAGTTTCAGATTCATAAATTACAACATTTTCTTGTACGCCGTTAACACTTGCATAAGCACTTGCGCCGGTTACAAAATCTACTGTAGTTTCATAATCCGTTGTTGATTCATCTCCTAACAGTCTACCGTAATCAATAATATTACTAGTTCCTTGTGCTACTGCAATAATATTAAATTCGACCCCGTCTACTGGATTATTAATTACAATAGAGTTGTTAGACCAATTTACAGAATATTCAGTATCAGCAAGTAGTATATTATCAACTTTAACAAATATAGAAGCACTGCTTCCTGGAATAACTCCTAAGTCATAAGTGTCAATTGATCCATTCATAATGTAACTTTGACTATAAACTATGCCTTGGCCGCCACTTTCTTTAGTAAACACTTTAATATCAAGTGTGTCAAGTACTTGTCCTGGTACAAGTTCTTCAGGACCACCGCTTGTTGTAGGAGTAACGAAACCGTCGCCGTCTACAATAATTTCTTCTGCATTGATACCTTTTGCTGTTGAGTAAGCTAAGTCGCCTCCGCTAAGTGCAGTATCGTAACTGTCTGCGTCAGGTATAATACTACCGTCGCTGGTAATTTTTCTTATAACTAGAATGTCTCCGTCAAGCATACGAATGCCTAAGTCGTCTAACTCAATAACTGTAGTAATGCCGTCGCCTGTGATACTATTTACAATAGCATTTACATTTGTAGGAGTACCAGCAGTATAGTTGGGATCATCAATTCTTACACCGTTTTTGTAAATTGTGTAAACAACGCCTGTTTCTAAAGGTGTTGATACTTCTACAAAGATAGTCGACCCGTCTGCAATAAAAATTTCATCTTCAAACGTGTTATCATAAGTGTCCCATGTATCAGTATACCAACCTTGACTATCCCAGCCGCTTGTACCTGCAAAGTCTAAGCTGCGTACTTCGACACCGCCGTAATCAACTCCTGTCATTAACTGCGCTAGATTTTTACCAAACATTCCGCTTAAAGGGTTGTATGCAAATTGTATTCTATCTTCTGCACTTAACATACTCAAAGGTTTGTAGTATTCTACTCTAATTACTGCATCAAGTGCAGGCGAAGCTGTGAATAATATTTTACCTTGTTCTCTATCATATGAAACATCGCTGTTTGCAATATTTGAATAAGTGTATTTGCTACGTAGCTGTTCTACTTCATCAACGTATACTTTAACTTTTCTAGTATCTAAGTCCATTGGCCATTCTAAGAAGAATCTTGTTTCGGCACCTGTACCGGTAAATGTTTCTACTTCAGACAAATCTTGGAAGAAATATGTGCCAGCAATTCTATCAAACTTAATTTTTATGCGTGAGCTTCTAACTAGACCGTTACCAAGTACAGCACTTGCTACTGCAACAACACCGTTTTCATCTTGCGATCCTTCAAGAACTACTGAAGGTGCGCTTGTATATCCCGAACCTGCATTAGTTACTTCAATTTTAGTTATTGCTCCGTAACCTATGTAAGCTGTTGCCGTTGCACCAGTACCACCGCCGCCTATAATTTTAACAACTGGGGCATAGGTGTAGCCTGTGCCACTTTTGCTTATAAGAATTTCTTTAATCTTATAACCTGCATTTTCAAGCCAGTGTTTTCTTGGGTAAACAGATGTATTACTGTTTAACCCAAAAAATACATTTTTAGAAATAGTTGCTTTGCTTGGTTGTATAGACTTTGCTACTTTATCGTAATGAGGTGATAGATCAAAGTCAGTAGTGCTAGTCTGAGTGTTATCAAGTGCATCGTAGTTGCTAATAAATTCTCTTATTTTAGTAGAATAAGGTTTAACTTCTTCAACATACGATTGATAACTTGGTAAGTTATTGTTATTGAAGGTAACATCTTGATATAACTTACCAAGATTATGTTTTGCTTTAACAAAACTTGTTTTAAACATCCAGTCAACACTTTGCTGTTCCGCTAATACATAACGTAATCCTGCAAAGAATAACTGATTGTATTCAATTGCTAGATCTGCTGTAAAAACCTTATCTCTAAGAGTTTCAAGTATGATTCTTAACTCTTTAGCAGGATGGTTGTCATAGAAGAAGCTATCAAAGCTACGGTTATCAAATCCTACTGTATTTTTACTGTAATCATATAGACTATCGTTAAATTGAATTGTTCCGTTCTGTCTTCCTATAGTATTGTAGTTAATTGTATAATCTTCAGTATCTTCGTTTGCAATTTTTTCTAATAGCAACCAACCGCCTGACCCAATATTTTCAATCTTTACAACATCTCCAATATTATCGTTAAGTGCCGATAGTTTATACGACTCTGATATTGCATATACAATATCAGTGAACTGGTTGTACCCAGTTGCATACCAATCAGTATACGACCAGTATGCACTTACATCATAATCTTGTACACTTCTTCTGTACCATTGTGTTTGTGTATTTGACCAAGAGTATAAACTCCATTTACCAAACACAGTGTCATCAGCCTGAACAAGCACTGTAAATGGTCTGACACTAATACTAGTGTTGTTGTTATAACCAGTTCCACCATTAATTAGCGTAACACCAGTGACTTGACCTAAGTTGTTAATAGTAATTTCAAATTCTACATTACTGCCGTCGCCGTTGATAACATAACTCGGAGCAACTTTATATCCTCTACCAGATTGAGTAATATCAATTCTAATAATTTTACCGTTCGTTATTACTGGAGTCAAGATTGCTGGAGAAATTTTACTAGTACTAATATATTGCAGCTCGCTTACGGTATCAACAGATAAGTCGTACTCTCCTCTAATCAAAGAAGGTGTTTCTTCTTTTTGTAGTAAATTACTAATATCATACTCGTCAGTTAGCAACGTATTATAGAATACGATATTAACTCGTTCAAATAACTGCTTTAATGCTTCGAAGCGATTAACAAACATACTTTGACGTGGACGATTTTGTATGCCATAGCGATTTTTAATAGTAACAGAATTATCTGGTACTGCTCTGCTATTAGTGTCAAAGCCAATTAAACTATCAAACCATTTACGTTCAATATCAGGATGAGGAATGCTTGTTGCTAAATTATCTGACATAATATGATATTGAGCATGTACGTTTTGTACTTCTTTAGGCCCGGTTGCATACCTAATGTTTAACACTAAATCGTCGCTAGTAATAATATTTTCACAATTGTTAATAACAAACTTATTGTCCGTTAACATACTTAGAAATCTATATCCTTGCACTCTAGGATTCTCTATCAATAATGCAATTTCTTCAATACTTAGTATTCTATTTTCCATAACAGGAACTGTACGCTTCCCTGTTACCCAGAAATAATAAGTTGTTCTAAATGTTTGACTTGCATCATCATAAGTTAGCTTTGTACTATAACGACTATCACCGTATAGACTTTGTCCACTTATTCCTTCCGCAGTTCCTGCATCAGAGTCAGCAATATTATCCCATGTACTTGGAAGATAATTACTTTCTACCCATTCGTATACATTAATTGATGAGCCTTCTAACAGTTTATTCCAGTTATTCTTTTGGAACGTAGTTGTGCCTTGATACGGATGTGCAAACTTAGCAGTATTAATGTTCCACCAAACTTGTCCTACGTAGGTGCCGGTCCATCCTCTACGTGCATCTACACTAAAGTCTGCTGTTGATCCGGTATTGTAAGTAGCAGGATCGTAACCTACTTTATATGTTATTTCTTGATCTGCTGATCCTGCAATCTTGCCTTGGATAGGATCGATATAATCAATATAAGATACAATTGAATTAGTACGCTTATTGTATATAAAGGCGCCTCGAATCTTGCTTACGTCTACAGGAAGTACACTTTGTCTAACAGTTGACCAGGCGGTCGTATTCTTTGGCTTACGGAAGTCAACTAATGTACCGCGTGATAAATCGTTAAACTGTGATGGCAGTCCTACATACACATGATTATCTTGAACATATAAGTTCTCACCAAATGTTGTTTGTGTCAACGGATATACAAACTGTTCCGAATATATTAAATTGTTATTAACAGTTTCATATATGTAAACTACGCCTTTGTCAAGATTAATATTTTTAAACTCTGTAAAGTTATTATCAAATGTTGTTTCGTTATCACTAGATAGATCAAATGTAGTCGGAATCTTTTGATCACCGTTTAGGCTCGATATTACTAATGATGAATTACCAAAGTCTAAACGATATCCAAAGTTTTCACTTTCTTCATTGTTAGGCGGAGTTAGTGTTTGAGTTAGTGTAAACTGTCCGTTAACTTGAGTATATACAAAAACTACACCTTGATTAATTTTATTACTGTCAGTTAACGGTGCGCCAACTGCAAATTGTGTACCGGCTGGGTTTAGGCTTACTGCATCAGCAAATCCATCAACATTGTTTGGAGCAGTAATAATTTGATCAAATACAAATTTATCGCCTATTGCTCTGTAGATTACTATCTTAGTACTAGCTACACTATCAGTATCAATTTGTCTACTTGTTACTACTAGTACTTGAGCATCATCACTTATGTCAAAACTTCTACTGAACTGTTCGATATTTTCTGCAGGATCAAACACTTCTTCATCATAGAATGCAGATGCAGTTAAGTTAGGCAGGTATCCTAGGTAATCAATGTTTGAACTTAATGTAGTCCATTCGGTGTTTGCATCACTCGGAACTGCTGCTCCTACAGAAATATTAGTAGTTGCTCTCCACAACTGATTATTATAAACAACTACAGTATTTTCTGCGTATCTATAACTATTGTTAAATTCGCCACGGTAGTCTTTATCTTTACCGTACTGCCAACTAATTTTATTCCAGTAAATATTATCTAATATTACGTTTGCGCCAACATCAATGTTTTTTCTTGCAATGTAATAATCATCTCTGTAGATAACAATATCATCTTTAGAATAACCAGTAAGTTTATATTCGCCTTTAAAGCTATCAGTCGGTTTTGTACCATGGCGGAATATTTCAATACTGCCGGGGTCATTTCTTGATGAAGTATCAGGATCTGTTCCTACTAATAATGTATAATAGTTGCCAGTTTGTACTAGTTTTATTTTTGATCCAAAGTGCCTATTAGCAGTTCTATATTCCGAAACAAATACATTTTGTAGTCTGTAATCACCTGATTTTGAACGTCTATAAATTGCTACAGCGCCTTCATCGTTGTCACCGGCAGTACCAAATTCATCAGCAGGAATATTATAAACTTGTGTATAATCTTTGTTTAAGCTAAACGGCGGATTTGCTAAACGAGCAATACCCGATTCTGTTATTTCATTAAAGAACCAATATTCTTCATCAACGATTTCTGGATTTGTAACTATATCAAAATTAAAGTCTGCTTCAAATACTAGTAACTTTCCAACTAAACTAGTACCTACAACAATATCGTTGTCAGCATCATTAACTGTACCTATCACACGATCTACGTCACCTACACCTCGAATACTTACGCTTGCTTTTCTGCGAATATCGTAGCGTCCGATATTATTCTGTTGGGCCCAAGTTCCTGTTAGTACATTTACATAAACTCTTATATTATTAAACTGACGTTGAATCATTACAATTTCAGCACTACTTGTAGTAACACTAGTTAATGCAAGGCCGCCTGCGCCATCACGTGGAAATTGTACATCTTCAATAATGTCGCCTATTTGAGGTTCAAATGCAAATCCTCCAAAGTCGAATCGAGTAAATTCAATATCGATATACCCGCTCCAGATGTCAGATATTGTTTGAAATTTATTTAATTGATTATACGAAAATCCTGCTGCGCCAACATCAATTATTCTATTATCAAGATCATACAGTCGAAATTCATAAGAATCTCCTGTTGTAAGTGTATCAGAAAACACCTTACCTACTCTAACTACCCAACGATTATCAGGTTGGGGTGCTTCAACTCCGTCAATGCCATCTTGTCCAGCTGGGTCGCCACGATAAGAAAGTTGAGTTATATAGCTTGCACGGTTTTTATTAAGAACATATGTTCCTATTCTGCTAATAGTTTTTTGTATATTATAATATTCGTTAATATTTCTAATCGATGATTGCAATCTAATATCACTATACGTTAATCCTCGTCCGGTGTCGTAGTATGTTCCGTTGTTAGAATAGCTAAACGGTATACTAGTGACTGGATCTTTAGTTTTAATTAACCAGAATCCTGCAACTGCATCGCTAATGTCGTATGTAGCTTCTTCGGTATAGAATCCAACAAACCCTTCATCAGATATAAACAACTCGCCATATATTTCAAATATACCGTTAGTATTTTTAAGATAAATTACAGCACTATCACTTCTTGTTGAAACATATACAACTTCGGCACTACCTGTATCAGTAGTAACAATGTCTCCCGCTGCCGGAAGTGTTACAAATGTTTCAATAAAGAATATGTGATCTATCTTTTCATCAATTACGAATTCTTGACTTAGTACATCTTCTGAAATTTCAGATATTGCTCCGCCGAATGGTAGATACTCGTCTAAAGTTGGATAAGCATAACTAACTGAGTTCCAGAATAAATTTATTGTATCGCCTGCTTTTGTTCCGAGATACATGTCTTTTGGTGCTCTTACAAGTAAGTGATCAACTGTATTTCCTGCTAATCCAGGATCTCCGGCAACTATTAGATTTAATGTAGTTGAGTCAACTTCTGCAAGACTAGCTAGATTAATATAACTATCAAAGGTCGAGAAAGGTTGCGAAGCAATCTGAGGTAAAATTTCTCTATTTGCCTTCCATAAACTTTCTCTATATCTTAAAATTTCATTTTTAGTATATGTTTTATTAGGATCAAAATCAAATGTGCCTGCTTCGTTGTATGCTAATCGAGTTTTTACACCGCTAGCATTTGGAATGCCTACAGCTAAAAATTCGCCGTCCGGTGAAACATCAATACTTTCTCCAAATTTACTATTTGCATAATCAAACAAGTCGCTGTCATTAAGAATAATTTCTTGATCTAGTTGTAGGTTAAATGTTTCTTTAGTTCTTCGGTAGTATGATACCTTTCCGTCTCCGTCACCCGGAGCAGAAACAAACAAGTTGTTATTGTCAGACGATGCTGTTATTGATTTACTAAATTCTTGTGCAGTACTGTCATATGTTGATACATTTGTAATAGTTTGTCTATTTTCGTAGACTTTGTTATTTTCGAGAACTGTCCAAGTGCCATTATAATTATCAACCCATATACGTTGTTGATCATATATGTCTTGCTGTATTGCATTGTTAATATCAGCATCTGAGTTTATTCTAACTGTTCTTAATTTTATGACAACAAAAAGTTTGTCTGTGAAATCTAAAACAGTTGCAGTTGTAGGAATACGAATTTGTATTTTTTCTAAATTAGTATTATCAACTTCATATAACCCAGTTAAATTATAAGTTTCTGCGCCTACAACGCCTATAATATCGCCAGTTTCAAATAAACTAGTAGTCCATTTATCTGTGGTTAATTCAACTAATGCAGCACCGTTGTCTGCAAATCTATTGAGTAGTTTAGTAGACGATAATATATTAACCGTAGTTCTTACTAGTTGTTGTACTGTCCAGTTGCCTGTTGCATCAGAAACTATCCAAATATACTCACCTAACGAAATTTGGTTAACATCTGCTAACGCTAACTCATTAATTGTTCCTGCAATATACGTAATGTCTTCTTCATTTACGTAGCCGCCAGTTTTAATATACTCTTTATCTACATTAATTGTAGGGAACGGAGCATGATTATAGTCTGCAGGCTTATCGTAAACTTCATAAGGAAGAATTCTGTAAATTTTATCAAAGTTAGTTGCAGGAAGTTTCGACAATAACTCAACTGCTTGGGGCGATTCTTGTAACTTATCTTGTTTTATATTATATTCTACTTGTTGAATGTCGTCAACTGCGCCAAATCGACCTACTTGAATTGCCCATTCTTCGTAGAAATCTAGATTATCAGTATCAGCAGATCCTAATGCATCAAATAATTTAGTAAGTGCATTCATTGTACCTTTATCAGCAATAAACCCTCTGTAGAATTTGAACTGACTAACATCGTCATTAATAATGTTTGCAAGATATTGGCGCTTTTGATAGCCAATCAAATGTTGAGCCATTTTCTGCTGCTCAGTATCAAATCCGTCGCTGTCTAAATCATAAAAGTCTGCAAATTGATTAATTCTGTAATCAAAGTTTGTAATTAATTCAGATTCTGGTTTATCACTTAATCTGTACCAACTACTAGATACAAAATCTTCTGTGCCTACTATGTTTTCAATTGCAACATAATAATACTGTTTATATTTTACAAGACTTCCAATCTTATAATCTTTCCACTGATTCCAATCATCGTATCTTGCATCATCATAAACAAACCCAGGTATGTTTAGTCCGCCATTCCAATTATCTGATCTATATCCGTTAACCTTAATACGCTCTTGTCTATAACCAGTCGCAGGTTGATAAATGACATCATTAAACGCGGTTGTATTATCTAATAATACAACGTGTTCTTTTTGTACTAAAGGTAATGCAATATGATACAATCCTTCATCGGTGTTAACTGTTTGTAATCCAAAGCTATTTTGGTCACGTAACAAACTACCAAATTCAGTCGGCAATGGCTGACCGTCTGCCTTTAATACACTATAACCGTAGAACGGATCGTTAAGATCGTCAACTACATTGTAAGCTCTTTTAAAGTCTAGTCGATTGGCACCCGGACTTAGTGTAATAACTGTACCACTTGCCCAACCTTGCGTTGTCCAGAACAAAAATTCTCTTGCTGCATGATCCCAGTTATCAACAGTATTATCAACAGTAACTGACTGGAAATCAAATCCTATATCAAGTAGTGTTTCGTTGTAACCTAACAAGAAATCTACAACTTCTTGCGAAGTTGTAAGTTTTGTACCGTATGGCATTCTATTTACAACTGAATTAAATGTACGCTTAAACTCAGCAACCTTACCTCCAACAATTGGCAGTGTTGCTAAAATTGATATATTAGTTGTATCAAAAGTACTTCCGCTAGTGAATGATGTATTCACTCTATAAAATTTTCCGTTATAATCAATCACTTGGCCAGTGACGTAACGAGTTTCGGCTGCCCATTCTGTAGTATTTTCTGAAATGCCACCTACTGTAACAGTTATATTTGTCGATCCTGAGCGAGGTAAGTAATATTCAAAATACGGTTTTTCTTTATTGTAACCTCTAACTACATATCCGTTGGCTGTTTTTTCAATAGCAACCCCACTATAAACTGCTAACTCAGACGGACTGCTAGTATTTAAGAATACTTGATAATTTTCTTGAGGCACAAATACGCCGTCGCGGGCTTCTTGTTGTGTAGGAGTACGACTATCAAGGATTAGATTAAATTTATTCTTATCAGTAAATCCTGCAATCTTAATACCAAGTTGATTTGATATTCCTTTTAGGTCGTTTTTGTAGTCATCGTATACTGTAAGAACATCACTTGCAACTAAATTATAAATGTAATTTACTAGTCCTGCTGTATTAGTACGTGTATTTGATTCATATGTATTTGGTAATTTTAAATCTGCTATGGTTAGAGGTTTATTTGTTTCCGAGTATACCCACTGCCCGGCTAAATCTCTATTAATTCTTGATATATCAAAACCTAGTCCCATAACTTTAGCAGGTTTGTTTAACAAAAATGCAGTTAACACTGCAAACGGATATTCAGAGCTACGTCTCCATGCTGTTTCAACAGGTGCATAATCGCCGAACTTAAAAGTTTGTGTAGTATAACGTAAAATAAAGTTTCTAGTATAACTAGACGCTAACGGTGAACGCAATCTACCTTGAGTATCAACAGGAATAAATCCTGTTAAACCTGGACGAGCATATTTTGAATTAATTCTAACATTACTAGGATCGCTAATCTTTCCTTCTTCTAGGTCTCTCCAAAGAATTAAGTTATTACTTGTATAAGGTGCAGGACCATATACTTCATTCCACCAAGAAGGCTTGTTTGATATTCCTAACATTTCCCAAGGATTAGTATGAGGACGATCAGTGTCGAGCATTCTTGCATAAATGCCGCGCCAGAAACCCGGCAAAGCATTGCCAGCGGGCGAATTCATATTTGAATAGTTAAAAGTAAATTCGTTTAATCTATTATAAAAATAATTATCTGTATAATCATTATCGATTAATCTTAACCACTGCGTAAAGTCGCTGAGCAAGCTATTGTCAATTTCAGTTTTAGTAAATTCACCTGTTCTAAAATCGCCGCCTAAAAACTCGTTAACATCTAAACGATCAACTGAATATTCTGCTTTGATATTGTTAAAAATACGTTTTTCTAAATCAAGTAGTAATTCGTCTCTATAATCAAGGTATGCTCTCACATAGCTGCCGTCGTGTCCTCTTACAAAAGGAACACCTACAGGATATGCTGTTATTTCGACATTATCCTGTGCGCCGTAGCTGCTACCAGTTTGCGGCATATATAGAATTCTTGCAAGGCCTGCAAACTGTACAGTAACCGATGCACTGTCAACGTCATCCGTTTGTGCTGCTGTTTTTGTAGTATACACTGGATAGAACCATCCGCGAACACCGTTCCTGTCACCGTAAACTTTGTACGGTCCTTCAGTAACAGGCTCTTCGGTTTGATACGTGTCGTCAATTGTTAGCTCAGGATAGTATTTTGGAAATAATCCTAACTTAGTAGGTGTTGGTGCAATAAAGCTGCCGTCTGTAGACGTGTATTCGTAACATTCAATGATATCGCCTTCTACTTGTCCTGCATCAATTATTACAAATCCAGTGCCATCAAACGTGTAGTCCTTTTCATGAACTAATTGTGATCCGTTTAAATAAACATCAACACTTGTTGCAGACAATGCTGCTAATGAAAATCTTGAAGTAATTGCATAAGAAGTAATTCTTGAATCTAATACTGTATATTCAATTCTATTGTTTGGGCCATATGCTAACATGTCCGAGAAGTAGAACGGTTGCGATTTAATTTTATCTTTATTAAGTTCTTGTAAGATCTTATCAACGTGTTGTTTTACTGGACCATCATATCCTAATGAAGCAGCAGTTTCTAAGAATACTCTTTTGAATCTTGAATATTCAGACTTAGCAGATCTTAGTGCTTTAACAATATTATAGCTTTTATTAGTTATGTGATATAGCGGTAAGTTAATTGGGCCGCTGTGCTTAACAAATCGTTTTCCGTATTTGTCTAAATCGCCTAAGTCACGAAGATTACTTATTCCCGGATATACTCCAGTAAATCCAGTAATATCTTCAACCATGCTATCAACATGATCAATTACTTCGCCTAATGTAAATTCACTAACATCTTGGTTAAGTGGATTGCGCTCTAAGTTAAACGGAAATTCATAATGTCCGTTTGAATTAATAGCAGTAGCACTAGTTGTTTTAATTTCAACAACATCGTTTATCGATAAATCATTATAAAATCTTACAAATGCTTTTGAATTAATTCTGTCAATTTCATATTCTTGTTGAGATAATTTAAATGTATTATTAACAAAAATAGATACTGTAAGATCGTTTAAATTTCCAGCTTGATTGTAAACATCAATTTCAAAGTTGTTTAATTGTACATCTGTAGCAACGTATTGACGGATAGCTTTTTGTACGCTTTTAGTAGGCGTGCTACTAAATCCATTAACATAATTAAAATTAGTTAAAGATGTAAACTTTTTAAGATAGCCTGTACTAATATCTTGTACATACAAATCAGTTTCATCTTGATATTCAAATGTATCATTTAACAAATCAAAGCTAAATGTAATGTCGCCTGAGTTTTCTAACGATCTGTAACTTAATGCAAAATCTAATTCAGTATCAGTTGCGCCGTTGCCTATTTTATATGAAAATAGTTTAGACCCTTTAAATGTAGACGATGCATAATATGCAGTATCGCTAAAGCTGTTTCCGTTTAAATCAAACACGTCAAACAACGGAGCTTGATTACGTTGAGTTTTTTCTTGAGCAATTTTCCAAACACCGTTTTGATAGTAATAACTCTTGCCGGCATTTTTAACACCCTGTGTTACAAGCACAGTTTCTAGCTCTTGTGGATTAGTATCTGTTGTTTCTATTAAACTAATTTGGCGAGTAGTTGAATTAATTGTAATAAATTTAACCTGATATATTTTTCCACTTACTAACACATCTGTATCAGCAGTAAACAATATACGCATATCATCAGCTAAATCAATTCCGTCAATGTTGTATCCAATTTGTCCTTCAATTGTTGAAAAGACATCAGTTGTAAACGTATCAACTAAATCAACATCTTGTTTTGCAAAACTACCAGAATTGTTTAATTTAAGCCCTGCTTCAAATTCAATAATCGGACGCTTTGCTCGCGATGATTCGTCAATTGTTTCCGGTAATTCGTTATATTCAGCACTTTTTAGAATAACAGATTTATGGTGCCAACAGTTGTAACGGCTCCATGCATTGCGATCAGTACTTGCGCGGTTAACAACAATATAATCTTTATCCGCTGCATATGCACTTGCATTAGCAAAAGGCAAACTATCAAAGTTTTCAGAATCATACGGAACAAGTTGATTAGTACTGTATGCTGCTGGAATAACCAAATCTTGATCTTTTATTAATTTAATTGCAGTTCCGACGCCTTCTACATACCAGTTATTAGAATTAAATTGTGCAGGAGTAATTTCGCCTTGGAAGCGAATCTTCATTCCGTTACTAAGTTCAACCCCATTAGAACTTGTATAATATTTTTTACCAAGGATATCAGCATCAACATCAAGGAAGGTATTTTCTTCTACATCATATACTCTAATCGAACCGCTTGTATCAATATCATTTTTGCTAATATAAAAAAGCCTGTCAGGAGCATTTACAGGAATAGTAAATTCTATTGTACCTACATCGATATATGTGTCAGTTATTATATTACCGTCAACATCAAACTTAGTAATACCGTCATTATATAATGTTGACACGTTTGGATCAATAACATCTGCACCCGGAGTAAATGATCTTGAAATTGCAAATGCCATTGGATCACCAACTGCATTGATGTCAAATCGATATGTTTGACCTCTATACAATTTTAAAGTAGGATTTTTTTCTAAATTATTATTGAATACGTAAGCAATATTATCTACTTCGTCTGATAAAGAAACAGAGTATGTGCTTTCAATTTCACGTCCTTGGCCTCTAACAATTACACTTGTAGGGCCGTTAGGTAACCAGTAGTATTCGCGAAAGTTTACAAATTTATCCCAATCAATATTTGGATTCCATGCATATGTTTCTTGGCTGTTTAGACGGCTATGATTATCTGTGTTTGCTCCGAAGACGCCTAACTGTCCCATATAATCATTGTAGTCTTTATAAAAAGTTACATTGTCATAATTGTCTTTAATTACAGTAGCAGGTTCTAGTTGATAGTTACTACGTGCGCCTGATACATCAGAAATATAATTGTCCGACGGTGTAAATGCCTTAGCAATTTTTCTACCATAGTAGCCATTAATTTTTTCTGCAACGCCCGGCTGTATTAACTGGTCAATTGTTCCTTGAAGGAATTTTTTGTTTGCTTCAGTTCTAAAGAACTTAGGAAGGAAGTCAGCAGCAGTTCGCTTATTATTACCTTCAGGTGTAGGTAGTGCGCTCTCGTTTTGATCGTTATTGTAAGCCATTAGTAACTGTATCCTCCACCTGTGTTACTGGTATTTGTTGTACTCGGTGTACTTGCTGCGCTTGTTAGCCCAGATGTTATTGCAGTTGTTACACTTGTAATTACTGCTCCGCTTGATTGTAATTCGGTTGCAGTAAGCTCGTCTATTAGCTCTACGTCACTTACTGTTGCACCGCTTGCAAAAATTTCGTCAACTTCGGATTTTATTTCAAACAAGCTACCAAATGATTGTGTTGATTGTCTCGGAACAATAATTATACTTACTAATTTTGGAGTTAGTGCATTCATAATATATGCACTAAGTTCTTGAAAGTAGAATGTTTCACCGAAGTCCCAATTTTCAGTTTCAAAGAATCGGTTGACCTCTGTAATAATATCAGATTTAAGTTCATTGTCATTTAATACAATATCTTTATTTTTAACAATTTTAAATTTCACTTGTAGATCCGTGTTAGCCTTTGCACCAAATAAGATTTTGTATTTTACTGGATGATAAATTACTTCGTCGCTGATTGATTTAATTTTATTAATTTCTTTACCGTATGACCTAAATAATTCATCATTACTTGGCGGCAACGGTGCAGTACTTCTTGCTCCAGAAATATATTGTTTTACTTGAGTATCGTATGTTTTTGTTAACAAGTATGTGTCAATGATATTACTTGAACTTGGATCAATTCTATAATTGCTATCCGCTACATGCACGTAATGAAACTTTAGACCTGCTCTTCCAAAATAAGCCTTGTAATTAGTATTAAGTGCAGTATTGTTTAATGCTTTATTTAATGTTTTAAACACGCCTTCGTCTAACAAATAAAATACTTGTCCTTCAGTTCGTGTACTGTAAGGAGCAATGGCTGCTTCATTTTGTACAAATGTAACAGACCCATCAGTGTTTGAAAAATACTTAAAGTCTTCTACTCCGTCAGTAGTAGTGAATTTCTTTTGAAGGATAAGTTTTGCTTCAGCACTAACTAAAGAATTTGTTTCTCCAACTATTTGTTCAAATAATTCAGGATCATCAACTACACCGTCATCGTCTAAGTCGATAAACTGCACTTGAATTTTACGACTATCTACGTAACCTTCGTTGTCTCGGTATGCATCTGTAATTGTCCAAGTGTAATCAGTAGTAAACGGTGATAAACTACCTGGTCGGCGATTAATATTTAATACATCAATTCTGTCTCTAATAACTTGTCCAGTGTAAGGATCGTAAATTTTGTCAGCACTATCAAAGAAGAAGCGCAACTCATTTTCACTCTCAAACAAGTAACGTAAGTTGCGGTAAGTGATTGTATATTTTTCGCCGTTTGTTTTAAAATATAGCATCCAGCTTGCATCTAGATTCTGTCCGCTTGTATCTCCTGCTTTACCTAATGCAAAATTATTAATTGTATTAACATCTTCTGCTAGAATAATAATCCACTGACGGTTGTATGCATCATATCTAAGAGCAAAGTCTTTGTAAGCAAATGCCTGATCAAGTAATTGTATCTTAACATCATCAATTAGTGTTTTAGAATAAACAGGAATGATCTGTTGTAATATTGCTCCGTTAGGTATTACATCATTAAACGTTATCGGACCTTCTCCGGCAATAGTTAATGTAGTGCCGTCACTTGATACTGAAATAATTTTTGCCCATTTGTATGACGATTGTCCAAGATGATCAACACCTGTATCGTTCATTAATGTGCCGTCTGGCATAAAATGCTGACCAGTCGGAGCAACAAATCTACACATAGTACCGGCTTCTATTAATCGCAAACTGTTAGCAGTAAATGAGCCTACACTATAAGCCCTGCCGTCAACATCATTAAACAATCCAGATGTAAAATTAGTTGATGTTGTAGCTTGCGACCATACTGCATTTAGATCACTAACAATAATTTGTGGATATTTTGCAAGATAAAAATTCGTTGCATTTACACTTTCAATTATAGGCTGAATCGTATTATAAATTACGCCTTCAATATCACTTTGTGTAGCAAATGTAAAGTCTAATTTTTCAGTAAATTCTTCTTTAAATAATACACCGTCATCTGCAAATAAACTTGTGTTTGAATACTTTCCGCTTGCATCTTTTAAGTCATAAAATCTACTGATGCCGCTTGATATGCGGTTAACACTTTTTGTTTTGATAATTTCTTGGCTAATAGATAACGGTCCAATATTATAATCTTCACCAGTAATTAATCTATTTTGTGTATAATATGTTGCAGGAGCGTTTTGTCTAATTTCGTCATCAGTTTCTGATGAAGTTCCGTTCGATATTGAGTACTTTAAACGTAACCCAATTGTCATTGTTTCTAAACTACCGGTACGTCCTTGGTACGGTACTTCAATTGTAACTGTACTAAAATCGTTAGGCGAAATAACCATTGAAGAATTAGCACTTGTACGATAAAATACTTTAAAATTACCTGCTGGTAAGTTGCCGAATACGCCGTCGCTGAATACTAAATTAATTCTATCGCCGATACGAGTAGTTACAGCATACACATTTCTAATACTTTGGAATAAGCTATTATAGATAATGTTGTTGCCTTCAACGCTGTCAATCTTTGTCCACTGATTTGTTTCAAATCCGTTACTATCTACACTGTACAACCAAACATCGCTATCGTTAATGTCGGTGCTATCAATTGCAACTGCTTGATTTGGGGTAGGATTTGTTACTGAGAAGTTACCGGTCTCAAGTCGACCTTGACGGAAGTGCATAAAGAAACCAGTATTACTACTACCTGCTCCTTGGCCGTCGTCACGGAATAAAAATGCAGGACTTGTGCCGGGCAACGGTGCTTCTTCAACTAAACTTTGATCGTTAATATCAACACTTACTACTTCAAATCGAGTACTTACACCTTCAACACGTTTAGTAAACGGAAATATTGCACTGTCTGTATTAGTTGCATTGAATCGATATTTTTGTGTTTGCACTCCTGCAATTGATGCAGACTTTAAAGGATTGCCGATTGTGTTTGCTAACGGCAATGCAGCGTTCATAATTTTAACAAACTGCTCGAAGTAATTAGTATTTGATTGATCGTTCCATTTTACAACAATATTAGATAAATTTAATCCAGTACTATCGTAAATTGTTTCTGTTGTCTTTACTGTATCAACTTTTAATAAGCCGTTTGCTGCTTGATTTCTACGAGGATTATAAGATAACATACGTGCAAGACGGAGAATACTTTCTCTACGTTCTGCTGTTTCTAAAAAGTTTTCTCTAGCGTTTAAATCAATACGGAATGATAAGTTTTGCCCAAGGAAAGCAATCATATCAATTAGTGCAAGATACTCACTTGACTCAACATAATCGTTAAAATCTTCTGGATAATTTTGACGCAGATAATTAATCATTGTACGACGAAGATTGTCAAAGTCATAACTCTGGAAATCAGCGTTTCTAAATGATTGGTAAATTCTTTTCCAGTCTTCAGCTACTAATAACCTTGACTGTCTATCGCTTGAAGACATGTACGTTTCCTTGTTTACTGATAATATTTATCTGAAAAGAAAAACTGCGTATATTATTATAGTAATCCGTTTTTCTGATCAAATCTAAATCTTAATGATTCAGATATATCATATGGACGGAATGTTACAAGGCATTCTACGCTTATACCTTGTTCGTACGTATCTACTATCACGCTTTCAACACTTAATCGAACATCGTAATTTACAATAGTTGTTACATTTTCTATAATAGCTTCTTGCACATCAATAGTAAATGGTTCGTAAAGTAAATCCCATATAATAGTACCAAAAGTAGGATCTGATAATTTTTCGCCTTGTCTTATATGGAAATGATTAATTAAATCTTGTTTGATTAAGTCAAAATCATATAATGAATAATTCATAGAGTCTGAACTTACAGAAGAAAATCCTCTATAAGTTCTACCTGCTTGTGCAGGTCTTGCTGGTTGAGTTACTGTTACCCGCTTGTATAAGTTCTTTTCTAATTGGCTCATACAGTATTTATCTTATTATCTTGCGCCGATCGGAGGCACATCAGTTGTAGTATCAGTAGTAGACATTGTAGGGGTTCCGGCAGCTTCTACTTCTTGTTGTAAACTTTTTAATGCATCTGCTAATTCATTTTGAAAACGTTTTACTACACCCGATCTTACATTAGGAGTACTACGTCCAAAATAAGCCATTCCGTTATCTCTGCTACGTTCTGCATATACTGCTCTAATTAATGCGTCTTCAGCCGGGGCATTATTTCCTAATGTAGCGAGAGAACGTTTAAAGACGTTATTTGCTCCGCCTGCGCCGTGTTGAATTGACGAACTCCATACAACGTCTTGTAATGTCTTAGATTTAGTCGTTACATCTAATCCTGAAGAGTTTCTAATCTTATTTGCCGCTGGAACAAAATATTGTTTTACTGCATAATCGTGTTGAACTCTTGCATTTCCGGCATCGTTCATTATTGTTTTCCAGGAAGACTTAAATGCATCAGTGCCTGCTCTTGCAGCGGCGGCGCCGCCTGCTTGATCTAACAATTGTCCTAATTGCGGATTAGTTTGATTGCAATAAGTTATAAACTCGTTCATTGCTCCTGTTGCTGCTGCAAGTTGATAAGTTCCATAACTCCATCCGCCTGTGCTGTCATACCCAATAATAGTAGGATCACCACGAGATTCATATTTTGCACTTAGTGATCCTAACTCGTCGCTAAATTCAAAATTACTTGTATAGTTGTCAACTGGTGTTTGTCCTGTGCCTGTTGCAGAGCCACCTCCAGAAGTTTGCACGCCTGAATTTATTGAGCCGCCGCTGCCTGTTACGTATGCAGAAGAAATTCGTCCACCTTTGTTTTTGAAGAATGTATCTGGTGTTACAATTGTATCAGCAGTAGGCAAACCTCCGGGGTTTTCTCTGTCAGTTAACGACTTTTTAAATGCTTGCGGGTCCATGTTTTCATGGTGCGGCCAAGGTTCGTGCTGCGGTGCTCTTGTTAGTATACTATCATAAGGTACAGGTACAGAATTTCCCGGTACAACATACGGCAATACAATTGTATCTAACGGTTTTGCAAGCTGTGCCAGATTAGCTACTGCTGCATTTGGACCGTTCATGTGAATATATGTTGCAGTTTCTCTATGCTCTTTGCCGCTATTAATATGTGTGTATCCGCCAGCAGTAAGTCTATTGTCTTGTCCTGATTTAACATGTAAGCTCTGCTTGTTTGTAATAAATTGCGAATTATTTACAGTAGTATGCATATTATTTGCAACTGTAATTTTTGAGTTTTTTCCTACAACTAGATTGTGATTAAATCCAGCTTCAATTTGCACTCTTCCACTTTCTTGACCTGCTGCATCAGTTTCTGCACCCTGACTAAATCTTGCAGATGCTTTTATATTAACATTGCGGCCAGCTTCTAAATTAATATCTCTGTCTGCCGTTATGTTTAAATCATTTGCTGTCATGATACTAACACTATCTTGTGCATGAATATCAATTTTACCATCACTGGTCATTTCGATCCAAGTTGTACCACGGGCATTACCAATGTAGATTAAATCTTCACTATTATGCATCAGTATTTGATGGCCTGTACGTGTGCGGAATCGTACTAATTCGTTTTGTGGAATAGTTTCGTCACCGCCTGGCTGACTTGCTTCTTTGTTAATATAAATTGGAGGGCCATCTGCAGGATGATTTTCTCTAATAAATTTATCGTCGCCGTCATCCATTACAAAGCTACTGCCGCCTAATCTACTAAACGGTGTATTTGCTTTTAAATCAGTTGCGCCGATTGGAGTTTTAGGTGCGCCGTCTCTTTTATCTAACGGTCCTGGGGTACTAATACCAAATACTGCACTTGGTATCTCGCGTCTTGCACTTGTAGTTGTTAGACCCCTTGTTTCGTCACTTATTAAACCTTGAACTTGTAAGATTTCTGCAAAGTCTTTATTGTATGGTTTATCAAATAGAGTAGCATCAACCAGTGCGCCAGTTTCTAATGCTTTATTATATTCACCTACTGGTAGTTTTCTTCCGGCTAAATCAGGTGGCGTTATACTGGTTGTTTTTTCAGTACTTGCTCTCCCATCCGGAATCATAAAGTTCATATAATCTTCTGGAATACATCCTATCCAATATCCAAAGTTTGCATCACCTTCGGAAAATAGAACTAGTACTTTTGTACCAATGTCAGGCGGGACCATCCACATGCCGTAACTTTTTTGAGTATATTGATATCCGTCGTTTGCTGTAAGCCCAGCAGACGGAGTTACTCCATAAAATGGAGAAAGGTATCTAACGTTAAGTAATTGTCCACTACGTTCTGGAGTGCCGCCAGCACTATTATATTTTAGAAGTTCAACTTCTAAACCTCCCATGTAACGGGTATCTAAGTTATTAACTACAATAGCTTCATAAGGACCTCTATCTTTAAATAAAGTCCTATTTGCTGGGGTCCTTGTATAATTTCCATTAGCCATTAGCTGTCTCTTTTTACTATATTATATTGCATATTTATTGAGGCCTTGGTAGACTACGGGCAGTGCTGGACACGCTTTTTATTTTGGCAGCAGCGCCGGCCGCTGCTGATAATCTTGGATCAATTTGTCCGATTCCAAATCCGGTTGTTCCCGGAATTGGTACTGCTGCCTGTGCGGCTGCTGCTGCTAATCTTGGATCTACTTGTCCAACACTATACCCTGTTGATGCAGCGCCTGGAACAGTTTCCGGAGTTGTTTGTGTAGGGAGTGGCGGAGTAGTAGCCGGACTAGGTGCTTGCCCGCCCCCATAAGCGCCGGGTATTCCGCCTGATTTAATTTTTTGTCCTGTTTTAAAATCGTAACGATCATCAAAATAGTCTATAGGTTGATACACGAATGGATTTAAATTATCATTATTATTTGTTTGTTGTGTAATAGGACTTGGGCCACTAAATTGCGTAGTGTTAAGATTTGCAGGTGTAGTTTCTGTAGCAGAAGTTACTGCGGCATCAGGTGCCGCATTTGCAGTATCAGTTATTGATACTCCACTAAATGCAGCCACAGCAGCATTTGCAATTCTTGTATATGCTGCACTAGTTGCATGGATCTTCATCGGATCGTTTGGATTAATTTCTTCAGTTCTTAATGCAAGATTAAAATCTGCTATAACATTTATAGCTAAACCGTTTCTAACATTGTTGTAGTTACTAGTGTATTTTCCATATGCACCTGAATAAGGACCGTTTAAATTAATTAAAGGAAAAACAACATATAATACTTTACAATTTTTTGCATTCAATCTTTGTATAATATTTTTAACTGTAGCAATAACAACTTCTGGTCTATCAGCAATATTGTTGTTACCTGCACTAAGGATAACATTTGCACCATTAGCTACAGATGTTATCTGAGAAACGATTGCACTAATTTGTGCTCCATTAACAGCTAAATTCTGAAAGCCGCCAGCTTGTGCAATTGCAACTGCATGACTATCGCCTACTGTATATATAGGAGCATCGACAGACGACGCAACACTCGGTCCAGGAGCGCCACGTAGTTGGGTTTCTTCTAAGCCAGAGTCTTCAGCCATTCTTAATCCTTTTAAAAGTTATTGTTTCCGTTTATTCTTACGTTACGGTTAAGAGATCTAGTATTTGCATTAGTTCCCGGTGTACGACTTCTAAGTTCAAACTTTTCTTTACCACTTAATGCATTATACTCTGTTTGTGAAATGCCTAAATCTGTACCGTTAGGTGATCTAGCACTTTGCGATGTAGTTGCAACTGCCGGTGTTAACGCCCGTATCGGTGGTTTCCAGTTACCTGTGTTTGCTTCTGTACTATCAGTGTAATTTATAGTTGCATCAGGGCCTTTTGCAATAGCTGCTGTTGTAGCATTATTAACAGTTGCACTAGTATACGGTTGATTAGCAGTAATGTAAGCAGCGCGGTCACCGGCTCGCTCATTTACACTTCCTCGTCCGCCGCCTGCAGTTGACGCAGCAACCGTCGACCGATTTGCTGCTGCTGCTGCGGCTAATCTCGGATCTACTTGTCCCGGTTGATATCCTGCTAATCTTGCAGTTTCTGCAGAAGACTGATTATTAGTAGGACGAACTGTTTGTCTCAGCAGGCGTTGACTTTCAGCTGCTGACTGATCAGATACTGGAGTTTTACCGTAAGTAACATCTGAACGCTCTTGTACTGGGCCTTTATTATTTGTAGTAGCAGCATCGTCTTGGCCACGGCGTCTAATTAATTTAAGAACCTGTGAAAATTTTCCGCCGCTAAAATTATTAGTTACTGCCCACACTTGAAATAGCCCGCTAAACTGCGGTACAACACGCGGCATTTCCATAGTTGCTCCTGACTCTTGATAATCAAATGGAGTTTTAAAATTAACTACACAAAATACTTCGGCTCTTTGATATGTCATGGTGCCGTCACCGGCAGCGTTAGGGCTTCCGCCGTTTTCTGCTACATAATTTCCAGTTTCTTGAGGAATGAAAAACGGATCTCCCATAATTGTCATTTCAGCAGTGACCATATCGGTGATTTGATTTGTAATTCTATCGTGAAAAGTTTCAGCAATTCTTGTCTTAATATCTGGACTTCTTGACCCCGAAGAAACTGTTGTTGTTTGGTTTACAAATCCTACTTCGCCGCCTGGGGCATTTGCTGTTGATTTATCTGAATCTTTTCTTGGACCCGACGTGTTTCCGGAATCTTTAGCTGCGGTTGCTCGGTTACCTGCGCCTGCTCTATCAGCGCCTCCTCCCATACCGTAGTTTGCAAATGCAGTTTGCATAAATGCATTATTAAAACTAATATTAAAATCTAATACATCTTCGTTTTTTCCGGTATAGATAAAATTGTATTCTTTTGCTGCGGCAGCTTTTAACCCTTCTGTATTTGCAGGACGCTCATTTGGAGCAAGACGTTTTGCTTCATCAGCTTCGTACGGAACAACACTGTAAACATATACTCTTGGAGGTCTGCCTATAGATGCTTCAGATTCTGAATTTTCTTCGTAAAATACTTGTGTATCTATTCTAAACCATTTAATAATACCATTCTTTGCTTCGCCGCTGGCATTTTCTCGTGCATACTCACTGTTTAAAAGAACCTTTTCAATAATCTTAGTAATTTGTTCACCTTGACTAAATTGGTAATCTCTAGATTTTTCAGCAGGAGCCGTTCCCGGAGCATTTCTTGCAATTACACTTCTGTCTTCATCAGTAACTGCTGCTCTATCAGGTTGTGCTTGATTACCTCCATCGCCGGTGTCAATAGTTAATCCACTAATACCAATTTCGTTCATTAGCGATTGGTTTTCGGCATAGGTTTTAAGAACCGCATACATTCTAGATACAGATGCAACATTAATTTCTTGTTTTTGTCTTGCTGCAACTGCATTTGCAAGTCGAGGATCAATTTGTCCTTCGCCGTGGCCCGACGTTGTTCCTTTTTGAATGTCAATTGATTCTTCTAATGTAGTACGCAGTACAGTTTCGTCAATTGTTTGTGCTTGTACTGCATTAGTTACATCTTGTTTATTTTTTGGAAAACAAATAACATATCGATCATATTGTGTAACTGCACCAGACTCTTCTAATCCTTGGATTTGAGAATTAATTGTACCTGTTACCGAGCGAGCTGATGTTTCAAGAACCTCGTGTACAAGAGATCCGTTAGCATTAACTGATGTTTTAGTTTGATTAATATTATCATTAAGGCCGGTTTCGCTCATAGGAACTGCTTTAACTTCGTATGCACTTCCTCTGCCGCTTACATTAAAATCCATATTAATAATTTTAATAGGCATGAATATCGGACGCTGAATAAAATTAGCCGCAGTTTGGCCATCTTCGTTCCATCCTACAAAATCAATTCTTAAACAGAAGGGAGCATCAAGGTAATTAGTAAATCCTGCTTCGGCAGCAGCCCCAATTAGTGCCTCAATAAAGTTTCCCATTGAGAACGGTTCAGTAACTCTAAAACTCATTGATGTTCCAAGACTAACACCTGTGTTAGGATTTGGTGCAATTACTGCATCAAATTCTAAATCTTCGATAAAGTATTCTGCGTGACCTGACTTTGCACCTGGGTCATCTGATTGAGTATCGCCCATTTCATCTAATACTTGGTAGCGCTTACTGTAGTCACCGCCGCCACTTCTAATTATATAATTTGTAAAGCCGCCAGACTGTCGATACTTACTTGGATTATTGTATTCTCTTGCACTTAAAATACCAAGGGTAATAACATAGTTAAAGCTATTATGATCTCTTAAAGGATTAGGAATTTTACTTGCTGCTGATCCGCTGTTTGAAACTCTATTTCCAGATATGTTATTTCCGCCGAGTGGTGCAAAGGTTAAATTAGTAAATTGATCAAATGCAGATATATTACTTAATTGTTCTACTTGCTGACGAAGTGATTCAAATCTTTCTCCCGATGCATTAAATAATTCAGATTGGCTTCGTTGTACAACACGCAACGGTTCGGCAACTAACTGACTTAGTTCTGTTGCAGACCCTGCTATTTTAGATATTGCATCTGATACGCTTGGTAAATTGCCGCCTAACACAGATCCTAAGTTTATGCCGCCTAACCCACCGGTTAAATTTTTTAACTTATTAGAAATATCTCCACCTAATGCAGCATTAACACTTGAAGGAATAGACCCCGAAATGCCGCTTATCTGACTAGACACACGATTAAGTCCAGCCGTTACTTGATTAACTGACGATGCTGTGGCTTTAATTTGGCCTAACTTGTTAGTGAGCTGATTTGAAATATTTCCAAAGCTGATTGCCATTATAATCCTAATTTCTCAGTTAAGTTTCTGCCTTGTGGCAAATAAATCTTTGTACCAGCAACAAAGTCAAATACAGGATCTTTTAGTACATCTGGATTTCGTTGAGCAAACACCCACCAAAGTTCTTTACTACCGTATAAGTCGTGTGCTAACAGATCCGGTCTGTAAGTATAAGCAGTTGTAACTTCGTATATTACATCGTCGCCTGCAACAGGAACTGCCCGTGGCTTTAATATATCTAAATATCCTGATCTTGTTACAGGAGTATTTCCATATGGACTTTTACTTTTACCCATTATACAAATCCTTCATTGCCGCCGACAAATCCGCCTTTGGCAAAATCATTTAAACTAAACCTTGCAGTAGTTCTTCTTGCGTAGTTTGGCGCACATGTTATAGTAAAGGTACTCTGGACAGGTACCATATTTTTTTGTCCGTCAACTTGACACTCGATGTAGTCAACATCTGCTGGCATGTCCGTTGTAAAGTTTGTAATAATAACTGGAATATTGTTTAAAACATGTTTTCCGTAACCGTTAAGTCTGCATACTGGGGGCGGATTTCCTGCAGGAAAACTTTCTCCGTAAAACATTTTTGTCGCAGTTCTTAAGAAGTGCAAGCATGCTATCCAGTATCTTGCATCATATTCATTTTCGTTAATAAATTCGCCAGTAATTGTGATATTATCTACTTGACTATTTTCAAATGCGTTGAATACATAATTTGTATGAGTAGGTTGTATCTGAGCATAGTTTGCACTATGACCTAACAATATAGTCGGGTTGAATGGAAATATCATCCTGTTGCCTGTATTCCATGCACTTGAATTATCGCTACTTTCTTTAAGCGGAGCTAGTACGTTTCCTTGTAATAATATCGAAGGTATACTAATGCTTACACGCCAATCGCTTGCATCGGCTGTTCCAATGTCAGATGATATAACTGCACGAGAAATTGTCCTGTCTGGCGGAGCAGCGTTATATCCTACATTTTGTACAGCGTTGCCAATCATTCTAATTGAGCTACCTACGTTTTTAGAATTAACACCGCCGGTGCCAAATAATCCTTGAACATTCCTAACTGTGTCTGATACTTCGCCAATAGTTTTCATAATAGGATTGTTACTAACAAAACTATTAAATTGACTGCTTACTCTTCCAATGTTAGCTGTGAATGAATTAATATTCTGCGTGACTTGACGCACATTACTAAACGCACTGCTTATTTTACTGTTGAGCTGATTAAATCCTGAAAAGATTGCCATAATTCATGTTTCTCCATTAGTATTTAGTTGACAAAATTATGTATGTATATTATAATAGTATTAACATAACTGGAGATCACATGCGTAAAAAAAATTATCTAAATAACAAAGATATCTTAAAAGAGATACACAGATCAAAAAATACCTTTAATAGCTACATTGAAAAGGAATATGGTGATTACGATCTTATTTTACCTAGCGTAGATAAAATTAATAGATTGACTATTACAGAAGCAAAACGAAAAAAAGCTAAACGATTAAGTAACGAAGCATACGAAGCAAGAAAAAATGCTGGTGAAAAAGTCAAACAAGCAGAATGCGAAGTTGACTACAAAGAAATTACAAAAGAAGAATTAATATTTCGTGTAATGACGTTTGAACACATTCCAGAAGAACCCGGGCGTAAGAAAAATCCAAAAACAGTAGCCGATACTAAAACAAAACTAAACTTTCCACCCTTTCAACATTGGAAATACAACGACGACGGAGAGCTAATACTTGTAGGTAAAAGTCATTGGTCAGGTGGTATGGAAAATGGTAGTTTTTCAAGAGAGCACGGAAGAGCAACAAATAATCTTGCAATGATGTGGTTAAAACTTGTTGAAAGATATGCTACTCGAGGCAATGTTCGTGGATACACGTACAATGACGAAATGAAAGGACAAGCAATTTTGCAACTTTCGCAAATTGGATTACAGTTTGACGAATCTAAATCAGACAATCCGTTTGCATACTACACCGCAGCAGTAACTAATAGTTTTGTTCGTGTTATTAATATTGAAAAACGTAATCAAAACATTCGCGACGATATTCTTGAGATGAATAATTTAAATCCTAGTTTTACTAGACAAAGTCAAGGCGAATGGGAAGCAAGTGTTAAAAGAAACGAAGACGCTAGTGCTTCAATATTTAATTCAAAAAACAGTTGACAGGTGTTAAAAAGTAGTATATACTTAAACAATACATATTTTATGGAGAAGTAATTCTTGTTTAAAAAAGCAGCAGTCTTTACAGACATCCACTTCGGAATGAAGGGCAATTCAAAGGTTCACAATCAAGATTGTGAAGATTTTGTTGATTGGTTTATTGAAACTGCAAAAGCTAACGGTTGTGAAACTGGTATCTTTTGCGGTGACTGGCATCACAATAGAAATAGCTTGAATCTTACTACTATGGATGCAACCATCCGTAGCATGGAGAAGTTAGGTGCAGCGTTTGAGCAGTTTTTCTTCTTTGATGGTAATCATGACTTGTATTACAAAGACAAGCGCACTGTTAATTCAACTGCATTTGCTAAACATATTCCAGGTATTACATTTATTGATGAAATGACCACTATAGACGATGTAACTATTGTTCCGTGGCTGGTAGGCGATGAGTGGAAGAAGCTAAAACATCTAAAAAGCAAGTATATCTTTGGTCACTTTGAACTTCCTACGTTTTTTATGAACGCAATGGTGCAAATGCCCGACCACGGCGAGCTACGTGCAGAAGATTTTGTTAATCAGAAGTATGTTTTTAGTGG